CCGAAATGAACTTTAAGCAGTTTATCCGGTGGAGATTGGTTTGCTTTGTTCAAACTCACATCAAGCATTGCCAGGAATGCCTTGGAGTAATGGGCACTGCCAAGAGTGTAACGACTGGCACCATTTGTTCCGCAGAGACTGGCAACGGACATATTGGAGAAGGAAGTTCTGACCATGAGCAATAACGCGAACTGCATCACCTGTAGGCACAAAAAGGACTTCTTAGTTCCGTGCGATTGGTTGAAAAACCAAAGAGCAGTGATTATGCCGCCCTGCCCAAGATACGAATCCGAAGAGGAGGATACCGATGCCCGAATTAAACTTAAAGCCATTACCTTGCCCATTTTGCGGCAGCACAAAGCTGAAAGTCGATCAGAAAACAAGCAGTAATACGAGGTGGAACCCCGAAACAGGGAGATGCGATAAACTGGTCGTCGTTACAGTTCGTTGCAACAAATGCCACACGAGAGGCCCGACAGTCTCTATGTACGCAGGGTGGTATGATCGGCCTGTCCAGACTTTGAATAATGCTGCTATCGAAGCCTGGAATCAGCGTATCGAAAAAGAGGTGGCTAACGATACCATTTGTTGTTGATAGCATAAAAAAGAGCGTAGGTGAAAACCCTACGCTCTTATAGCTTTAGATTTCTTCGCCATTATCATTTCTGAGAAATCTTCCTTCAAAATGACAGTCCAGCGCATTGGCGATCTCTGCTAATTCCTTTTCACTGAAATTATCACGTCTGAATTTACCACTAAGATTTTGAGAAGTACAGTTAAGCCGCGACGCTAATTCTTTCAAAGTCATGTTACGCTTGATGAGTGCGATTTTGATTTTCTCGGCCATTGCCATACTAACACCTCACAATCTTTGCTAAATCATTATAAATTGCTAAAGCACAAAAATCAATAGACAGTTTTCAAAGTAACCTATTAGCGATTTTATCGCTTGACTTTAGAAACCCCTCAAGATATTATGTAACTGTAGACTTACCATCGAAACAAAGGAGGATGATAAGTATGGCTGGCTTAAAACGAACAGACAACAAAGGCCGTATCTTAAAAGACGGCGAAACCCAAAGGAAAGACGGTACCTACCGTTTTACTTACACCGACGCAGATGGTGTTCGGCATGACGTGTATAGCAAACGGCTGGTTCCAACTGACCGCCTCCCTCCGGGCTGCAAAGACGATCTCTGCCTTAGAGAAAAAGAACGAAAGATTAACCGCGATCTGGAAGACGGCATCAAGGCTGCGGTCGAAAACAAAGCTACGCTCAATGATCTGTTCGAGTTGTATATGGCAAACAAACCCGAGCTGAAAGATACCACTCGTAGCAATTACCTCTATATGTATAACAAGTATGTGAGGAACGATATTGGCAAGAAAAAGATAGCCAGTATCAAATATTCAGATGTCAAGGCTTTCTATAACAAGCTCATCAAAGAGAAGGGCTTCAAGCCTAACTCTATGGAAATTATTCACACCATCATCCACCCCATATTTACTCTGGCCGTCCGTGATAATTACATCCGTATCAACCCGGCTACCGGAGCGATGGTGGAAATCAAAAAGAGCCACAACTGGGAGAAGCCAAAGCGTCACGCGCTGACCATCGCAGAGCAGACGGCATTTATTGACTATATGAGAAATCACAAAGTTTATAATCATTGGCTCCCCTTGTTCACTGTCTT